ACAAGTCACTCAAGATTCAGCCGGTTGAGTTTATCACGGCAAACAAGCTCTCATTCCTTGAGGGCTGCGTGATCAAACGAGTCTGCCGCCATCGTGCGAAGAATGGCGCTGAAGACATCCGTAAAGCCATCCATGAGTTGAACTTGATCCTTGAACTCGAATATCCCGGCGAATGACTGACTTCGAGCGCATCGCCTCACACTTCAATTCGACGGCCAAATGCCGCCGCTCCAAAGATGCGAAGCCCCAAGTGCAATACGAGCCGGGATGCGTGTGGATCGAATGCCAGCACAAACAATGCAGTTGCCGGACGAATGGTCATGGGGATGAACCTCTCACGTCTTTTCTTGCGAAGTGGCAGGAGCGGAACGGGTGAGCTGATTAGCGCACTTTGCCAACGTCTCCGAAACGTAACGCAGGTGATCCATTCCCAAGTCTCGCGAATGCCAGCCAAGGAATAACGAGACGCAAGAGTGGCACTGTTTGATTACCTCGCGCATCTCTGCCAACTTTCGCAAAACGTAGTCGTCCGCAGGCTCAAGGCCGATGGTGTCTTGATTGTCGAAACCTTCTTTGCAGATGCGGTAAAGCTGGGCGCGTGCTTCGTCTCGCTCGCGTTCGAGACGGCGTGCGAATTCAACGTCGAATGAGTATGAACCTCCGAGCATGTGGGCGTCTGTTTCTATAGTGGCTTGGTTATCATTCATAGTTTGGCAAATTCCGAGAGCGGCTCCAGTTTTGCACGACGGAAAAAAGAATGCAAACTTTATTTATTTATTTGACGACTGCGGGAGAGTGTGGTTTTAGTGGGGCGTTCCCAAACAACACCACGCCATGCAACTCACTCCTTACACCGCCCAAGCTCGCAAGCGCGCCAAGTCACTTTTGGCCGAATATAAGGCCGGATCAATCCAGATTTGGAAATCTGCTAAAGGCTTTCAAGTCGTCACTTTTGAACGTCCCGGCAATACTTACACTTCCGACGCTTTTGCATCCGCACTTCTGGCGTTTCGCCATATCCTCTGCCGCGCCGCCAATACCGGCAATGACATGATGCGATTTAAAGCAATCGCCGAAAAGTATGCTGCCAGATATGGAGTCGCTACTCGCTAACCTTTCCCACGGGGGCCGCGCATCCTACACGCGGAAAACCAAAACTACAGCAACCCATGATTACCATCGATGTTCCATACGACCTTCACATGAAGGCAAAGGCTCACGCTCTCCAGCGTGGCATCACACTCAAAGCCCTCGTCAACGAGGCGCTCTCCGACCTGCTCAAACGCAAGCAGGCCAAGACTGGAAACCCTCTGCGTCTGCGGAAGGGGGAAAGCGTATGACTCTCCAACCTTGGATTGAATGCCTGCCATCTCGCGACGTTCGCCGTCGTGCGTTCTTCACTCATATCTTCAACCGGCTGAATGAACTTGGCTTTGTTTTGGAAAATCAAGACGGCATCGAGGGCGGCTATCGTCTTTCGTTCCTGCGTGGCAATTCCTGGGTTATCGCTGACCGATACATGAGCTTCGCCGTAGCTGGCGAGACTTCGGGCATTAGCCTTTACAATGAAGTCGAGGAATGGGAGGCCAAGTTTTCTGCTCGCACTCCCGTAAACGTCGTCATCTCGGCAATCGACACACTCAATCCCGACGAAGGATAACACCATGAAAACAACAAAAAAAGCACCCCTTGAATATGCTCTTGTGCTTCGGACTTGCGACGAAAACCTCCAATCGCGAAACGGATTCCAGTGGTCCGACGTTGGAGGAACCACTACAGCGCCAGATTGGATCGCAATCAAAGAGTGCGGCAATGGACTCCACGGCTGGCTGTTTGGCAGCGGCGATTGGGATTTAAAAAGCAAAGCGAAAAATCCACGCTGGCTGGTTATTAAAGTGCTCAAGTCGGACATTGTGGACTTAGGCGGCAAAGTAAAGTTTCCCACCGGCAAGACCGTCGCTAATGAGGGATCGTGGAACACAGCTATGGCTTTCATTCGCGGCAGCGCGTATTACCAGCAAGTATTCGCTGAGGCAGGGGGGAGCGCCACAGGCAACTACGGCCACGCCAGCGCCACAGGCGACTACGGCCACGCCAGCACCACAGGCGACTCCGGCCACGCCAGCGCCACAGGCGACTCCGGCCACGCCAGCGCCACAGGCTACTCCGGCCACGCCAGCGCCACAGGCTACTCCGGCCACGCCAGCGCCACAGGCGACTCCGGCCACGCCAGCGCCACAGGCTACTCCGGCCACGCCAGCGCCACAGGCGACTACGGCCACGCCAGCGCCACAGGCGACTCCGGCCACGCCAGCGCCACAGGCTACTCCGGCCACGCCAGCGCCACAGGCGACTCCGGCCACGCCAGCGCCACAGGCGACTACGGCTGGGCTGCATCTGGTTACAAAGGCGAGGCAAAAGCCAGCAAAAATGGATTGGTTAGTATTCTTTGGTTTGACGAATCGGCTAAACGCCCGCGTCTGATCGTTGGTTACGTCGGCGAAGACGACATCAAAGCTGATGCTTGGTATCGCGTCGAAAACGGAAAACTTGTGGAGGTAGACGAAGAATGAAACTCGGCCTCATCATCATCGCCACCATTCACGCGGTTCTAACCATCGCCTACTCAGTGACATGAACCTCTCCACCTTTAAATTCCGTTCGTCGCCAAACGACCGCGTGACTGACAACCGGGCGCAATTCGCGCTCCGCTGGCAAGATCACCAGTCTCCACGCCAGCGCAGGCTTCACGCAGAGCGCAGGTTCCTTCTCGCTCAATACCATTCCGTGATCGCTGACATCCTCGGCGTGATCGTCCTCGCTATCATCATCATCACTCTTTTCTACCTCGCTTAATTTATGTCCACCGAACTCACCACTACCGAAGTCCTGCCACCATCCGCCATCGAGTCCATCACTCGCGGAGAAATCGACGTTCAAATCTCAACCGCTAAGCGATTCCCGCGCAGCATCGGGCAAGTCAAAAAAGACATGCTCTCCTTTGCCACGTTGGATCAGGAGACTGCTGAAAGCTGCTTCTACTCGCTGCCACGCGGCGGGAAAACCATTCAAGGGCCAAGCGTTCGCCTCGCTGAAATCGCCGTTTCATGCTACGGCAACCTCCGCGCTGGCGTTCGCGTTCTCGAAACTGTCAGCAATGGCGACTCTCCGCACGTCGTCTTGCAAGCTGTCTGCCACGACCTCGAAAAGAATACCTGCGTGACCATTGAAAAACGCCGTCGTATCGTGGGCAAGAAGTCCAAAGGTGGAGCGATTGACGAGGACGACATCAACCTCGCGTGCAATGCAGGGAGCGCCATCGCCTTTCGTGATTGCGTGTTTAAAGTCGTTCCCGGCGCGCTTATCAAGCCCGTCTATGAGCAAGCTAAGGCCGTTGCCATCGGTGACGCCAAGACGCTCTCAGAACGTCGCGAACGCGCCATTGCAGCATTCGGCAAGATGGGCGTGAAGCTCGATAAAATCCTGGCTTCACTCAGCAAGAAGTCACTGGAAGAAATCGACCTCGCCGACCTTGAAACGCTGTTCGGGCTTCATACCGCCATCAAAGACGGTCACACGACCATTGACGAGGCTTTCCCATCGGTGACGCCAACGGCTGAAAAGTCGAAACTCTTCAAACCCAAAACTCCCACGGTTGAGGACTGCCCGCAGCCTCCCGTTTATAAATCTCTGGCACAGTCAGAGACTGCCGACTCGCCGAGCACTACACTTAGAGATGGGTGCAGCTCGGTCACACAAAATGAGTCGGCAGCATTCTCTCTCGATGCAACGCCAACTTCTCTTACCGATCAGGTATTCGATAAGCTTCATGCCGCCAGTTTGAAGTGGTCGGAGATTTACACAGTGATGGCCGATCAAGGCCTTGCTGATCCCGAGTTCGTGCCGCTGAACGAAGCTCCTAGCGATGTGCTCTCCGCCTGCCTCGCGCAGTTCGACGCCATCGTAGCTATCGTGAGAGGAGGTGGAAAGTGAGAGTCATTAACCCTTACATGGCAGCAGCTAACCGCTCTCCTGATTTGTTTAAATCGCGGGCGATGGCCGCTAGAAAGGCAAGGCACGAAGTTGAGCGCGTTGAATACCTCCAAGCTATTCATAAATATGAAATGACCGTTGGTGGCGTCAGAACGGGAGAATTTAAAGAGATGACAGGGCTTGAAGCCAAAATGCTTAATCTCAATCTTCGGCAAGATTTTAGCGATGAAGTTGGGCGCGTTTTCCCTGCAAAGGTAACTGTGAGGATGGGACGTTGGGTATTGGCGAAAGGAGGCAATCCATGAGTTACACCAACCCATTCCCAAACGTGCCTAGCGCCAGCAAGATGCACCGCATCCTTGAATGTCCCGGAAGTCACCAATCCGAGATGGCCGCGCCCCAGGTTGAAGAGGAAACCACCGAAGCCGACCACGGGAACGAAGTCCACGCCATCCTCGCGGGTGAACTGGATGAAGACAAGGCCAGCACGGAGGCCTTAGTAATGGCGGACTGGTGCGACGATCACGTTTCCAGCCTACTTTCAGAGTGGGGCCGCGATGTGGATCACTGGCTGAGTGAGAAACGATACGGCCTGACACGTCTCGGCGGAGTTGTCGAAGTCACCGAAAGCACAAAAGCCGATGTGATCTTCACCGGGCAGTTTGACCGGCTATACATCTCCGGCCCTCACGGTCTTTTGATCGACTTCAAAAGCCTGCGCGGAGATCATGCCAGCGCCATTGAAAACCCGCAGCTAATGAGCCTCGCCGTCCTAGTGGCGAAAAAGCACAAGCTCGAAACGGTGCGCGTCGCTTTGGTTCAACCGCTCAAAGGCAAGCCGACAACGGCAGACTTTGCGGGGCACGGTTTAAAGCTCGCGGAGTCGTGGCTTTTCGCCGCTCTCGATGCCGAGATGGAAGCTGGGCCGGATGATCGCAGGGCTGGCAAGTGGTGCCAGTATTGCAAGGCGCGCTTTGGATGCCGGACGTTCCAAGACTCCGCCATTCGTGAAGTCGAAGTAATCGAGCCCGCCACCATCGCAGGACTCGACGCAGAGACGCAGCGGAAAGCGATGTGGGCGCGCGCGTTGGATCTTCCCGCGTCTCGACTTGCGGCAGCTATGAACGGGCTCGCAATGGTGAAACGCTACGTTGCCACGATTGAAGGCGTGGCAAAGGCCAGGGCTGAAAACGATCCTGACTTCCAGCAGTTTTTCACACTCCGCGAAAAGAAGGGCAAGCGGTCCATTATGGACGTTACGAAAGTCTTTAACGCCTGCGCAGAGCATGGAGTCACTGCCGACGACTTCACGAACCATTGCAGCATCGGCCTCGGCGACGTGAAAGAGCTTCTCAGAAACGCGACGCACGCGAAGGGAAAGGCGCTCGATAAACTTCACGACGAAGTCTTGACGGGCGCAGTAGAAACTGGCAAGGGCAGCACCGAACTCGTCCCGGCAGGACAGTTGGAATAACGAACAAAACACCACACGACCAAAATGATTTTAGAACCTCAAGAGGTTTCAGCACCTCCAATTTTTCAGCGGCGAGCCTGCAAGCATGAAATCTTTAACGATCACTTTCAGAACTACAAGCGGCACAATATCCCAAAAGCACAGCTAATCATCGCCGACATTCCTTACAACGTGGGCAAAAACGCTTATGGCTCAAATCCGGCATGGTATATTGACGGCGACAATTCCAAAGGCGAAAGCAAACTGGCAAATAGCGAGTTCTTTGATACTGACAAAGATTTCAGAGTTCCTGAGTTTCTACATTTCTGCTCCAAGATGCTTATCAAAGAGCCAAAGGAAGAGACTGGCAAAGCTCCCTGCATGATTGTTTTTTGCGCATTTGATCAACAGTGGGAATTGATTGAAGAAGCGAAAAAGCACGGCCTCAACAGGTATATCAATCTTGTCTTTACCAAGAATTTTTCCGCTCAAGTCTTGAAGGCAAATATGCG